ATTCCCAATTTTAGGGGCGACACCACGCGCTCTAATTGGTGCATACTCGTCGACCATACCGGCTTGCACTTGTTGCATTAGATTACCGGCACCAAAACTAAAAAGAAATGGAGAGCCAATTGGGCCGCCAGCGGTGCCAATCTTCGCCAAAAACTGCTCAGTTCGTTTACCAGCGCTCTCCTTTTTAGCAGTCATAAATATTACAAATAAAAGGGGCAGCTGTTGCTACCCCTTATTTTACATTTACTTATTTTTCTGATAAATGGCGTTTATTCAGAATACCGATAATCACTCCATCACCAGAAGCTTCTGGCGGAAGACTTCGGGATTGGACTGAGCAGCATTCAGATAGCGCCAAGCATTCGAAGGATCCCGATCAGCCAGAGAGCCGAAGCTATTCCAGAAATCCATGGGATTGCCTTGCGCTTGAGGTTGAGGAGGAACAGGCATCTCAGGGCGCTGAGGAGCGGCCGGACGCTGGTACTGTTGACCAACAGCTTGACCTTGTTGAGCGGGGGCATAACCAATTTCCGAATCGGGAATCGGATAGGGGCCATTCTCACCGAAGAACTCACAGGTATAGTCGGCAAGGACATCGGGATCGGTCAGGATGGTCTCATAAGCACGGTGCTCATTCGAAAGCTCCTGAAGAAGACCCACAGATTCCATGAGTTGCTGATTGGTTTGAATCAGCGCATCTTCCAGCTGGCAAGCATAGCTATTAAGGATGGCGGGAACGTCCGCGCCAAAATAATTAATAACCTCAAGACTTTGCGGACTTACTCCGTTTGCCAGAAGCTGGTCCTGGCTGATTTCCTGTGAAGGTTGGGAATAAGCGTTGGAGTAAGCCTGGTTGTTGCTGGTCCCAGGCATAGAGGTCGGCATCCCCGCGTTGTTGTACTGGGGAGCCTGTTGGGAAGCGTAACTGGCCGGGTTTACCGGTTGAGTCACTGCCGACTGTTGACCCTGGAAGGGGAATTGGACGGGCGAACTCAGGAGCCCCACCACCCGATTGAACGCCTCCTTGTAAGGATTCTCCGCCTGAGGTGCCGCTTGTGGGGCTGCCTGGGGTGCTTGGGGGTAAAACGCTGTAGGGGCTGATGGGTAGCTGGGGACCCCCATCTGGGCCTGGGTTTGCGGGGCGGGGGCCACCATCTGCTGGTAAGGCGCCACCCATTGAGAGTTGGTCGCCACCGCCGGAGCTTGGGCCGCCGTCTGGGTCATTGGAGCCGCGTAGCTGGTCGGCTGGGTCGGGGATACTTGGGGTGCCGATTGGGTCGGCATTGCGGTATCGGCCTGCATAGGTTACCTCTTTTTGTAGGCTTTCGAGAGTTCGGTAAAGGAAGGGGGTAAGATCAAGTCTTGGATCCGCAGCCATCGGTAAATTCGGTTGCTGCGGATGTGGTGTCCGCATTTCTAAATTGACAAGGTCAATAAATGCGGAGTAGGCCCTCTGTACTTCCCCCACCATCCGGAATGGGAACCCCGAGAGCATGCCCGCGATTTCGTCATCCGTTTTTGAAGGGAACAAATACTTCAGTGCTTCAATGCTATCAACCCCTAACTCTTGTAGGTTTCGGGTAAAAATAGACTGGTTTAATTTATCCTGTGCGCTATCCTCATAAACAGGACCCATCCAACGCCAGGCTACAGAGCGATCCCCATCAGGGGCCAAACCTAGAACACCATCAGGGATTTCTTTTGTCTCTAATGCCGTATCAATAGCTTTCTGAAGTTTCTTTTCGTAAGTTGATTTTTGCTTTTCATATTTCACAACAGCAACTTCATCATCCGGATTCTCGGGAGGAGCTGGGTATTTAATTCCGGAAGCGTAAGCCAATGATTTCCTGAAGATTTGCTCTTCTTGAAAAATCATTAATTCAAAACACTTACAAATTCCATACGTATAAAGTTGCAAACATTTTTTCCTTGCCGTCGCGCCGACACGACCGTAGGCAGATTTAACTTCAGTGGCAGTAACATTTGTGATACTCAAGTCATCAATACCGCCCAACGCCAGTCGGATCTCACTTCTCAACTGCTCTGCGTACCTAGCCTGATCAGTGCTTACAGCATTCGGTGTAATAAAACCGACACGATCAGTTGGCTCCAGGTTGGCGATAACCCGAGGAACCCTCATGCCACTTCCTGGTTTGCCGATGTACCCAGGAGGCTGTCGGTTTACGTTATCTTGTTTGTACGTGGAACTTGATAAGAAAAATTCAGATTGAAATCCTGACTGGCTTGAAATGCTTGGACGTTGAGCAACATCAGTATCTCCGCTTTCGACAATGTCCTGCTTGGGCCTGGATGAAAGGAGAGTGGGATTACCGAAGAAGGACAGGTTGGCGCGAATATTTTTAACCATCTCATCGTGTGCGATGATTTGGTTTGACATCCAATCAAATTCACCAGCCCCTTCAGTACCAAAAGCATCGGGGTTGTTAAAGACCTCAACACAGGGAATAAATTCCATGGTGTTGACAACTGTCTTTTTGTCAAATACGCCAAACTCCATTGTTGGCATATCAAACGTAATTTCTTGCTCGCTATGAAACTCTTCGATCTCCGTAGCGGTAATCCGAAGTCTCATATACCGCTTATCCGTATTTAGTCCAACACCCTGAAAACCACGGGTGGAGCGAACTTTATACGGATAGATAATGATGACTTCCTCTAGATCGCCATCCGGAGAGTAATAGGTGCGATACGAATCTTTATCAAACCAGTACAGACGATACGTTTTTTTAGTGGGGCGAATATAAAACAGTCCTTTTCCGTAGCACAAAAACCGGTCCCAAATTGAATCTAAACGGGCATCCAGCTTGTTAAATTTGATTACCTGTTGAATAAAATCAAATCGTTGGGTTCCGAGGTTGTCTTGTTCTGGATAAAATTCAACACCTTGCCGGATCCCGAACATGCGCATCTGGCCGAGATGCGCATTGACCAGCATCGTGTCTGCTGTGCCGCTACCATCGCGAGTTATGACTGCCTTAAGAATGTCATCGAGGGCAGTTTTATTTCCGTCGCTCATGGGTTGTTAAGGATTACTCGTCAATATCGTAGCCAACAGCAATGCGTTTTAGTGTAATTACGTCATCTTCAACCTCGAGTTCAAAACGCTCGTTTGGTTGAAGTGCCATGTCGTGACACAATTCGTCGGGAAGCGGGATTACGGCAGAGCCGTAGACATCCTGTTCAAGTTCGACGTTGTAATAGCTGGTGGACATTGGGTGATTTTATAAGTCTAGGTCCAAAATACTTTATACCACATAATCTGATTTAGAACTCCAGCTGGAGTTTCCCTCTGGTCATTAAACCATTGCACAACCAAACCAGTGAATCGACGCAGTCATCGTGAGAGCTGACGCCAAAATTGACGATCTCATCGTGCAAATACCCGAAGCGTCTGTACTTGTTAAAAATGATTTTCCGTTGCTCGAACAAACCCATGATGCCACGGAACCTGGCCACTTTGTCACCACGGAATCCCTTGATCGCGTGCCAATTCATGTTATAAAGTCCGTGGTCCCCAAGGCAAATCCGTTTGAAGTCTGCCTCAAGCGAAGCTTGATATGCAACCGCTTCAGACCAGATGTCAATATTACTGCCAGTGGGGAAGTAACGATTGTTGTCTTTATGAACGACACCCCACTCTTCCATCATTTCCATTAATGCCTCAAGTTTTTCTAGGTTCCCCATCATTCGAATTCGTTTGCAATCGATGATGTGAATTCTGTCGCCAACACGACCACCCATCGTAAACACGGTATAGTCATTCTGCTCTCGAATGCCTGCCGACAAATCAACGCCGACACCCAAAGAATCAAATTGGGTGGCAATTGTACCTTTAACAATTAAATCGGGAGACAGCGATAGCTCACTGGTTTGTACAATTTGATTTTGATATTGAAAACTAAATGCGATTGGGGCCTGCCTACGACGATCTTTCAAATAATCCAAAGACCAAAGTGCAGGCCAATAAGACAGCTCCTCCCCTTGCTCATCGATTGTGATGGCTGATTGAACAATTTGAATCCAATCATTTGCCGGGATGAAAGTGGTGTTATGAATATCATCATGTCTAAATCTGGTGCCAAGACAAATTGCTCGGCCACCTTCAAACATCGTAGGAACAATAACTGAATTCCAGTTATCTTCCATCGCGGCACGAATGTCTCTGTTTTTGATGTCATCAGCAGATTTGATCGCGTCATCAATAATGCAAAGATGTGAACGCTTTGAGGTCACGGCGCCTTTCAAACCTGCGCAACATACAGTAAATTCCTCTTCACCGGTAGATTTAATCCCTGCAAATTTCCAGTCAATGCTCCAATATTCGTTGGAGTTGATACCTTTTGCAATTTTTACGGTTGGAAAAACTTCTCCGTAAATTTTGCTTTCTTCAATGATTCGTTTAATAGCTGCACTTTTTGGACGAGCAACGTCAACGGTGTAAGAGATATACAGAATTTTGAGAGGTTTTTTGTGTAAAGCGTGTATTCCAATTGCCCAGGCAGTGAATAGACCTAAAACCGTGGATTTGGCACTACCCCTTGGTGCCAAAATATCTACATTGGGTCCGGCAATACCAATTAAACATTCGCTGTTCTCGTCAGTACAAAGATATTTGTGCCACTCCTTGTGGTGATCTGCCGGGGGTTTATCGCCAACAACTTCACAAAAATAACCAAAATCTGCCCTGGCTCTTTCAATGTCGACAGTACTTGTTTGTTTTACGACACGCTTTTGTGCCGCAGCACGAGCAGTCCGCCGATATACAGAATAGATGCTAGTTGCTACCATGCCCGTAGCTTAGCGCAATTAGCCTTACGATTCTTCTGACAGGATCTTAGTCCAAACGCCCATGGAAGCTTCCTGGAGTGGTCCCTCAATGGGATCATCGCGGAAGATAGAAATCATCTCCCGTAAAGCTCGGTCAGCACCAGCAAGAATTAAACCTTGTTTGTCTAATAAAACTTTTTCGTCATTAAGCTGTTTAATCGAGCCACGCAATTCTTTTTGAAGCATGGCAATTCTGGAAGTTCCCATGTCCTGCTTCACTATGCCCATATCAATTGCATCTCGCAATTTAGCAATATCTTGCTGCATGGAATCAATTTCATCCTCCAGCAAGGCATTGAAATTGCGTTTTTTAAACTCTTTCTTGGACCATTCGTCGCACTGCACAATGCTACCTGTAAACCCGAGAAACCGGGCATACAGGTACATTTGTATTGGAGAGCTGGTGCGTTTACAAAAGGCAAGAAAGGATTCGCGGTCTTTATCGGTTAAAACCTGAATCCATTCCGTCATGTTCGGTACTGCTGTTGAGCTTGCTCGTAATCTCGACTCTCTTTATAGCGTCTAAACATCTCTTGTTGCAAGTCGGTGAGACGGGTTTCTTCTCCCGACTTACCAAGAGTTGCACGTTGCTCCTGGCCAGTTAACCCAATCTGCCTCTCTTGTCCAGCAAGAAGTTGAGCTTGCGTTTGTCGCTGTTGCTCACCCGTTGCCGCAATACCAAGACGTTCCTCAGTACCTTTGGTTTGAATTAAACCGGTTTCACCAGCGAAGCGTTGAGCCTGGGTTTGACGCTCTTGCTCACCAGTTGCAGCAACCCCTAAGCGCTGTTCATACCCTGTGGCAGCAACAGTTTTGCGCTCTTGCTCACCACGAGAGGCTACAGTCGCACGTTCTTGCTCGCCCATCGTGGCGTATGTAAGCCGCTGCTCTGATCCCTGCGCCTGATAACGACGAACGTCTTGACCAGCAAAAAATTCTGCATTGGTGCGATCAAGTTGCGCACCAAGCTCCATGTTGAGCCGTTGCTGCGCGGCGCTGGTCTCATTCAACGCAACTTGCGATTGCAATGATTGAGTTGGGACCGGAGTCGGCGGCGCTGGGGGCGGCGGCGGCGGAGAATAAACAATAGTAGGAGGTGGTGGTGATCCGCCCATGGGTCAACAGGTCTTCTTAATTAAGTTTAACTCAACCGACTTGGATGTACTGACCAGCGAAACGGCCAGCGTAATTCTTAGCTGCGTCTTGCTGGGCTGCAACTGCACGAGCACGCTCTGCTTCTCCAGCTGCAGCTGAAGTTGCTTGTGCTTGCTTAGATGCCATGATATTTTGAACGTTTGAAGGTATACCTTCTGCAAACGCCCGATAAGCTTTGCTAGCCGCCAGGTTACCTTCCCTATTTTCCCTTGCGGCAGCACTCAAAAGGGGGTAAGACTCATATAACTGACGTTGACTAAGCTGTGCTTGCAACTCAGCCGCAGCTTTCATCTTTTCCAAATAAATAGGAAAATACTTACGTTCAAAAGCCAATTGTTGCTCTAGCTCTGGGTAGGCTCCCTCAGTGGAAGATGTTCCCTCGACACCAGTCGATAGTGGAGTAGGAACAAACGCAGAATCTTTTTTGGCTGGGGTAAACGCCGGGGAAAAATCTTTAGGCGAAAAATTTAACTTGATATCCCTACCAAAAATACCTGGTCTATTTGGGCTGAAGTCCATTCCCGTGGGTACTGGAAACCCACTGTAAAAGGTGCTGTTTGCCATATTACTGATATTGGTACACTTGACCAAGAGCACGGCTAATGCCTTCACCCGTAGTTTGGCCAAGATTCATTGATGCTACTTGAGCATTTTGCAACATGTTAGCGCTAGTTTCAATGTTTTGAGCAATGCCCTTCATTGCTGCTTGACGAGTGAAGTCGCGACGACGCATAGCATCAATATACCCCATTTCAATTGGCTTCAAAATACGCAATGCTTCGGCTTGGGCTTGGGCTTGGCGCTGAGCCTCTAATGACCTACCTAATCCCATGGGACCTAAAACATCACCAGGGGTCCCTGAGGGCGTAATGCCACCATATTGATCAATAGATTGATCATATGCATATGGAAGGTTGGCACCGTAATCTGCTGGGGTTTGGCGGTAAGCACCATATCCAAGTGCTGTTTGCGCGGCAGCCTGAGCAGGATTAGCAACTGGAGCAGCCACGTTACGCACGGCTCGGCCAACACCAGATGTAATTGCTTGGGCAACACTGGGAATTGCCAGTCCGGCGGTTGTTGCAGCACCGAGACCTAACATCTGTGAAGGGCTTAAACCCAGCTTTTGGCCAGCCATTCCAGCAAATCCAATTGCGGTTTTCCCGGTACCTGGAATAGTGGCACCATACACAGCAGGATTGGCTACTCCTTTACCAACAAGCCGACCACCTGCATAAGCAAGACCTGCACTACCAAGAGCTTCAAGGGGTTTACCTTCTAATAACTTGGGAACGCCCGCTGCAGCAGCCAGGCCGAGGGGTAAATATTTCATTCCGGCGAGAAGCGCTGGTGCGGCAGCTGCTAAAACCATGATTTAGTAATTCGTCTTAGTTGTTATTTTAGAGGAAGTAATTTTTAACCAAAAATTTCATCTGCAACTCCACCAACAAGGGAACCACCTAGGCTACCAAGTGGGCCAAAGATCCCAAGCCCAGTACCCAAAGCTCCTGCCATGCCGCCAAGTTGTCCAAACCTACCGCCACCTCTTTCTGGAGGGTTAATCACAACAGGTGCAAATTTGCCGGATTCATAAACTCCGAAACCAGGAAGGACTTCTCCGCTATGAGAGGCGACACCCCCACCACTACTACTACTTCCACCACTTCTACCAGAATCCTGATCTCGTCGCTTTCTGTCTGCCGTATCAAATAATTTATTTTTTGTTTGATTTAAATAGCTTTGAGAGGGATCATTGTATCGACCAAATGATTTATCCCATAATCCACTGTTGTCAACTCCATAACCACCCTTCCAATCCACAGAACCATTTGACCCTCCCCAAGAAGGAATATTATTTGACCCTCCCCAAGAAGGAATATTATTTGACCCTCCCCAAGAAGGAATATTATTTGACCCTCCCCAAGAAGGCGTCTTATCACCTAAAGGATTTTTATATCCAGGTAAATTATCGTAGAAGCCCATATTACTTATCCGTAGCTAACAGGTTGCGACCAAGCTTGAGAAATTGCATCAGAAGAGTTCCTATAATTTGACGCTGCTTGCGGTTGACTCGCATGTTGACGAGCCGCGATTAAATTTAATTGATGCATATATCTTTGTTGATTTAAAAAATAATCTCCGGCCTGTTCATTTGTCATGGAAAGAGTGCCTGGAATGTATTGTTGAGTAGCAAATGGTGCAGTTCTTGACATTGAAGTATCCGCGCTTCTAGACAACTCTGATAAAAGTTTGTAACTTCCTAGCCCACCAGCAGCAATGGTCAATCCCCCTGCCACTTGGGGGATCGCAGCGGCACCTGCTTGCCAAGCCGGAACAGAGGTGGGTAAAACGGCAGCCGCTCGATTAAGCAATGGATTTGCTACGATTGCTTTTGCTGCTTCTTCAGCGGTGCCAGCCCCAATCTGTTGAACAAGGGGAATATTTGCTACAGCTTTTGTCGTTGCCGAACCTAAACTTTTGGCAGCGCCAAATAAATCTTTACCTGCAAGAGACAAAAAGTCTCCTAAAACTTTTCCAGCAACTCTTGAGCCTACAACAGAAGCAGTCATCCTACTTGCACTCCTTGATTTGGAAATTTACCTACAGTTGATTGACTTTTTTCATTTGAACCAGCTGGTGCAGGTTCTGAAACCAAGTAATCTAAATTTTTAGGATCCACAGCATCCTCTTCTGTAATTATCCCACGAACAACACCTTGCGAATATTTCGCGAGGAAGTCATCGGCAAATTTATTATCTTCTGGATTTTTAAAATTAGCCCAGACGCTTTTAGATGCTTGGTTGATTTTTTCTTGTGAACGATCAGCCGCATCAATCGGGAATGTACCCTCACTGTAAAAACTGTTAAACCTAGGGCTATCTTTTAATGATGCAACAAAACCACTCCTGAATGAGGCTGGGTCACTTGCTGATTCTCGGTTTGGCCCCAGGGTTTTTTCATATGGGCTCTTACCTGCCCGCCATTCACGCTCTTGTGGGTTAGTGTAATCTCTGCTAAATGCCATTCAATTCCTCACTTACCTTTCTTTTTGCGTAGTTTAGTTAACGTTTTAGCTAAATTCGCCTGTTTGACAGTGCGTTTATCGTACTCAGATGGGTTAGCGGTGACCTTGGCTGCATATTCCTCTGTACTCATTCCTGCTTCTTTAGCTTTCTTAGAAAAAGCGCCTGGATGCTCACTAGTTGCTTCCTGAATCCACTTGCCGTCTTTAGCCATGATTAACTAATAAGTACTATTTTATCAAGCAGCAGCATTATTGACTTGTGTTGCAATTTCTGAAGCTTTCATCAGCTCAGGAGCAGGGCTAGACATAGCTTCTAATTGGCGAACTTTATCTGCAGCTTTCCCAGGAAGCCAAGCTTGTGCCATGTAAAAAGCAAGCTTCTTAATTTCTTCCGAACTCAAGGCACCGTCGGCAACAGAAGAAATGGCTAATTCAAAAGCCATATCAACTTGCGAGCCTTTCCAGTTGTGTAAATTCTGATCCAGGACCGGGTCGATAATGTCGTAAGCTCTTTTTACAATTCCGCCATACTTTAAAAATGCTTGAGCTTGTCCACTATTGCGGAGAAGCATTGCAAGAGCAGCAGCTGCAGCACCAACGACAGCGGCGATAATTGGTTCTAAGAAAGTCATGACTAATCCCCGATAAGAAAAGTCTACAACGATTAATTACACAACACCTGCCCTTTTACGAGCAGCCTTTTCTTCAAGTGCTTGCATAATTTGTTTTGTTTCAAAGTGGCGCTCTGCTTGCTCCATTGCTTTTGCACGGCTGCTTCCGGATTTACCCATTCCTGCTGATGTGATGTCTGCATCACTCATTAAACCGGCGTAAACAGGTTGACGCTTTTCACGAATGGTTCCACCAAGCTCAACAGCTTTTTGAAGTCCCATTTGATGCGCAAGGGCTTTATCAGCAACGATGCCGCCAATGTTACCCATCCCTGCAGGAAAACCTTCTTCTGCGTAATCAGACAAAGCTAAACGATAAGGATCAGAAGTAGCGTAGGCATATTCAGTTGGACCACCTTTACGTTTGCCCATTTGCACGCCAATTTCGCCGCCAGGGTAGAAGGCCAATCCACGAACAGCTTTGCTCCTGTCGGCAGGAATGTCGTAAGTAGCAACAGGACCAACTTGCTGACTCATAGCGCTTAAGAATTCATTTGGGCTGATTCTAGCTTCTGGAGCGGAAACTGCAGAAGCAACGCGAACCGGTTGTGGTTGACGGGTTGTGATAATGGGGGTAGGTGCTTCTTCTGGAGCACCAACAGTTTTACTGCCTTTTTGTGCGCGTGCTGCCGCTAAAAGTGCAGTGGCCTGCTCCATTGGCATGTTGCCAAAAGCCATCCGAGCAAGACGCTCATCTTCCATTTGCTCCGAAGTTTTGCGTTGAGGGGCGGGGCTTGTGACAGTTGCAGGAGTGGCTACTGTTGCCATTTCTGCAATCGGGCTTTCTTCTTTAACAACAGAAACTCGAGTCTGTGGAGTCATCCTGACAGGACCAGAAATGACAGCAGGTTGCGGAGAGGGCTCAACATAAGGGGTGGTATCCCCGATCAACTCTTCCGTACCTGCAGATTTCACAGCTGCAGCATAAGAAGGCGATTGACGAAATTTTGCAACTTGACTTGCAGACACTCGCCCAATCAATTCTTCAGCTTGATCACGAATTGAAGGAGAGGGTTGAGCTGCACTTGCAAGTTGTTGTTCTTCTGTGCCTGGAGTGAAATGTTGTTGGGAACCAATAACTTCACTTTGTGTTGCAGTCTTTTGCTCAATAGGGCCAGAGGTTGGTTTTTGTGCTGTGGTGCCACTCAATGCTTGAACAACAGAAGTCTGACGAGGGACAACATCTTGATTGTAATAATCAGACGTTGTAGGTGGAGTTACATCTGCAGATGCTTTGGCAACTTGAGAATTGGGGTCGGGAATCTCTTCAACAACAGTTGGAACAATGTCAGGTTCGTTATCTAACTCCAGCTTTTCGTACCCTTTTGTTGCTAAATAACTTGCTCCTGCCAGCAAACCAGCACCTAATGCAACCTTACCTGCAACATCGACGGCGCGTCTAATTGGACTCATAGTAGGACCGCCTTGACGGCCAATATTGCGCGTATAGCTATAAACTTCTGGCGCCAGTGCCATCCTCTCTGCGGGGGACTGAGGATACGGGTTTCCGGTCATGCGGGACCAGAGTGCAAAATCCTGCGGAGAGACAGGCATCTTATTTGTACTTTTGACGTTATAAATGATTTTAGGGCGTATAAATACGAGGATTTGTTACACCCTACCGGCCCATTAAAAAGGTCGATTTTGGGAAAATTTTGCGGCAGGCATCAGGCGGCCCGTTCACAAAAGTTTACGATGTAGGAAAAAAAGAAGTTATATGTTGTAACAGTTGGCAGGGGGTGGGGTGGGGTGCTAGATTGACAGAGTCGTTCGCCCTAGATGCGATGTCCACTTCAAAGACTTGGGTTTGGCTGGCTGAGTTCACCGATACGTTTGGTGGCGAGGCTAACTACAGTTGGGTTCGCAGGGTCGAGTTCTCGGCTCCTGCTGGCGCCAGCCAGCGTGTTGTGGTTGCTGCCGGCAAGGCGGCGCTGGGCTTGACCGGCGTTCGCTGCGAGACAGTCGACTGTGGCGATTGGTATCAGCTGCGGCCAGTGGGAAGCCAGACTGTGGCGTTCCTGCGGTCCTGCTGAGCTACACTGACAACGGGCCCGGCAACGGGCCCCATCCATCCATCCACCTAGCAAGGAACCACCATGACCACGCAATCGAAATCCCTGCGCCTGGCCGATACCCTGGCCCGCGAACCGTTCTCCTGGCCCGGCTTCTATCCTCGTTACGCTGTCACGTCTGACGGCGCTTGCCTCTGCCATCGTTGTTGCAAGACTGAGCGGGATCAGATCGGCACAACAACAGGATCAGACGGCTGGAACGTCGTCCACCTGGCCGTCAACTATGAAGATCGGGACCTGGCCTGTGACAACTGCTACGAGACTATTGTTGCAGCATATGCTTGACACCAGGGGCCTTCGGGCCCCTTTTTTGTAACAATGTTGATAGTGATTCATGAAGAGTTGGTTATATTGTCAACGATTGTGAAGTTCGGCGCCAGGGGGTTGGCGATGGGCTACAGTGAGGGAACCGAGCCGAGAGGTTCGGGATTCAACCGCTTAGAGAGGTTTCATGACTGCAACCGTGATCGACCCCACCGCCATCCCCGTTGCTTTCCCTGCATCGCAGGGCTGGCATAAGGACGGCCGGGATGTGACGCTCTACGCTGTACAGGTTCTGGCCGCCTACAGGCTGCTGGGGCTGGCAGTCAAAGGGATGACGTTCCGCCCGGCAACCAGCCCGGTTCGATTTTTAAACCAGGCCTTTGACCGCAAGCTGAGCGCCGCCCGGTGGCAGGAGCTGCTGGCTCCTGTGGTGGATGACATCCACGCTCACATAGAGTTTTGCAACGCTCACCCTGGCAATTGCCTGACCGCTGAGGCAGACTGATCATACGGGGGCTGCGGCCCCCTTCCAACCCACCTAGCAAGGACATGACCATGTACGAAATCGTTCGGTTTTACGCTCCCCACCTTGAAAAGCGCAGCCGCGTTATCCAACGCAATGTAACGCTTGAGCAGGCCCAGGCCCACTGCCGCAATCCTAAGACCCGCAAGGACGGGGAGTGGTTTGACGGATATCGTGAGGCTTGAGCACCAGGCCCCCGAAAGGGGGTCTTTTTTTGTAACAATGTTGATAGTGATTTACAGGGAGATACATTATATATAAGTGTAAAGTTCGGCGCCAGGGGCTGGCCGATGGGCTACAGTGATGGGGTAGTTCGCTCCAAGGAGGCGACATGGCTGAGCTCTTTTGCATTGCTGACGTGATGACGGCTGAATCAGCCGAGCATGGCGACGCGGCAGAGCGCGGATACGTCGATTGTCTGGGCAGGCTCTGGGATGACTCTGACCATGCATCCTGGGATCTGCGCGAGGTTCTGGCCCAGATGGCAGGCCGGAGGCCCGAGGGTTCTGGCGGCCGCTGCCCTGACTGGTTGACCTTTGAGGGTCAGTCGGACGATCACCTGATCAGGCCCGACAGCTGGTCGGCGTGGCGGTTTATGGGTCAGGATGACGTGATCGGGATGACGGTTTACGTCCATCGCCCGCGTGACATAACCGATGCCAGCTGGCTTCGGATTTGCCGGATGCTGGGCTGGGCTTATCGGTACTGAGGTTAGGGGGCTTCGGCCCCCATTTTTTTGATAGTTGATAGTGATTTATGAAGTTTGTTGTTGATAGTGAGCAAGAGAGCGTTACATTGTCAACGATTGTAAAGTTCGGTGCCATGGGGTGGCCGATGGTCTAGGATTGGTGGGTCGGGCAACGAGCTCGGCAGTTCACTCGCTCTTAGAACGCGATGACCAAGCCCAACATGAACGGCCGCATCCTGTGGGAGGGCCTGAGCCCGATTGACGGGGCCCCGATCGTTTGCATTGTCACGGGTCTGACCGAAAGGTCTGCCAATGGCAAGACAGGATCGATGCTGCAGATCTGGATTCTGCGCCAAGATTGCAAGCCTAACGAGGCTTTCAAAGATGGCCGGGGCCGCAGCGTCTGCGGTGACTGCGGTCATGCAGGATACAACAACGGAACTTGCTACGTTCGCTGGTATCAGGCCCCGCTTAGCGTGTGGCAGTGCTACAAGCGTGGCGGTTACCCTCATATTGGTTACGCTTGGCCCATTTTCAGCGATGCTAGCGTCCGATTCGGTGCCGCTGGCGATCCTGCCATGGTCCCGGCTCAGGTTTGGGACAATATTCTGCAATATTGCGGGATCCACACGGGTTACACCCATCAGTGGCGTCAGCCCTGGGCGCAGCACCTGAAGGGCATCTGCCAGGCATCCTGTGATGGCATGGCAGACTATCTTGAGGCTACGGCGCATGGTTGGCGGACCTTTCTGGTCAAGCCAGCCGCCGAACCCGCTCCATCTGGCACGGTTCACTGTGCCGCCAGCGTCGAGCGTGGTGCCAAAACCACTTGCGAGCGTTGCACACTGTGCGACGGCGACTCTGCAAACGTGGTGATCAACGCCCACGGCGTCAAAGCTGCCCAAATCAGCTACAATTGACGCAATCGGGGCCCTGCGGGGCCCCATCCAACCCACCTAGAACGGATCATGACCTACGATTCACCTTATTTTGGCTGGATTGTCCCGCTTGAATGGCAAGAACCAGCCGATGGCCTGCCCGAAGACGATGAAATCGGCTATGAAACCGATGAATCACCCGACGACGGACTCTATTTTGGCTGAAATTAACGATTTTGCCCCGCAAGGGGCATTTTTGTTGATAGTTGATAGTGATTTACATGTTGATAGTGCGCAACAACCTGTAACAATGTGCCAATTCATAAATCGTCACACAATTTTGACGTAAAATCACCTATGCTAAGCTCGGAACCGCCCAAAATCACCCTAGTTAAGTACGTAATACATGTACTTGTGACACTTTACACACTGTCACATCCCTCTGAGATCCCTTGCGCCGCAGCGCTTCTCAAGGAAGGGGCCTGATGATTCGTGCGGTTTTTTGGGTGGTTCGGCAGGACCTGTGGAATAATGTATTAATGCAAGTGCATGAGTTTGCACTATTAAGTACATAGGTTTGCACTATTAGGTGCATGGTTGTGTACTTTTGCATCAGTACATGGTCATGCATTTAATCGGGATTTATGTACTTCTGTTAACACTTTAAACAATTGTTTCATCGCCAGGGATTCCGCCCCTCGGTGCTCTACAGTCAGATCACGGCGGACATAGAAACCGCCACCGCACCTAGAACCATGAACATCAACGAGCGCAGCTCCAAAGCCGACATCATCGATGCGGCTGTAGAGTTAACCTCAACCCAGGCAGAGCGGATCGATGCTCTCCAACAGCAGCAGACTATTCTGTTGATCATGTTGGGAGCAGTGACCATTCTCTGGCTGCTATGATTCTCTCCCAGGGGCATCCGCCCCTCTGAGGGATTCTCCCTCTCTCCACCTAGTACGGACAGACCAATGCTCGACCTTTCACATCTGCCTGTCGTCAACGACCCCAACGTTCCTGCCTGGCAGGCTAGGGTTCGCATCATCGAGAAGATCCTGCCTCGCCTGTCTGGCGATGCTGCTGATCGATTGTTACGGGAGCGCCGTACATTGCTGCGTCGCATCCATGACGTGCCCATGATGGTGCAACTCCCGCTCTGATTCTCTCCCTGGGGGCTTAGGCTCCCACTGAGGGATTCATCCCTCTCCCCACCTAGTACGGACAACATGGACCATTGCATCAACATCACACTGCTGGTCGACAATGCCGCCTTTGGCGACACCTATGATGAGCAGGCCCAGGAAGTCGGCCGGATCCTTCGCGACCTGGCAGACAGACTGGAAGCAGACAGCCGTTATCTGGACCCCCGTTATGGTCAGTATCCGACCCTGAACGACAGCAACGGCAATCGGGTTGGATCGTTTACGCCAACGATTCTCCCTCTCTACTGACCCACCTAGTACGGACAAACCAATGACCACCGCTGACAAGCTACAGCAACAGATCAACACCGAGACGCTGCCCTGCGTCAAGTGCCAGGGGTCAAAGCTGACCATCCATGAGGCCTGGACTTCGATGGAAGGGAAGCACTACCCGCGCCGGGAGCAGACCTGCATCTGGTGTGATGGCGTTGGCCATTTCACCAAGCCGGACATCCCTGCTCTGGTGCAGGCAGTCAAGGGACGCAAGCCAGGCAAGCTGCGCTCGAAGCGGCCCGATGACACCCGCGCCTATTTCATCTGGCGCATGGCCCGGTTCCACACTGGTGCCGATGTTTGCCTGCCCATGGCGGCGCAAATGGACATCGCTGCTGATCCCTACAAGGATCTGCTCGAAGTGGCGGCTGAGATGCTCGCTGAACACCTGACAGGCCACCGGTCTGCCGGTCGTGCTCGTTGGCAATCGGCCATGTACGGCACTGCACCACAGGAGCGGTACATGCCAGCTGCTGCGTTCCCTGGTGGGCCAGTGGCTGACGAAAACAAGCCCATGGAGGAGCTCTTTGAGCTGCTCTGACCTTAATCTTTTCTTAACCTTCGCCCATGTCTGACACACGCCGCGACCGCAACCCCAACAAGATCAGGATCTCTGTCTCTGGTGGGATTGATGATGTTCGCGACATCGAAACGCTGATCAAAGAAGACCGCCTGGCCAATGGCTGGGATCTCAACTGGTATCAGCTCAAGCCACGGGGGGACTTCGGTCCCCTCCATGATCTCCAACTTGGTTTCATTGAATCGATCTAATCATCACCATGAACAAATCAACAATCACCACATATAGCATCGCTTCTTGCAGCATGCACATCTGCAACGCTGACGAAGAGATCATGTTCAATGATCACAGTACAAATGAAATACTAAGCATTGAAGGTGTTCCACCAGATGTACTTCGAGGTGCAATCCTGTGTTATGTCCACAACATGGCACTTAGAACAGATGGGAAAGATCAGCGCATTGCATGGCTCAAGGACATGCACGCTGCGGTTTCATCTTCTCTTGCAATGTTAGAAAGCGCAACAAAGGATTGAGCCCATCCAAAATCCGGTAGACTTCCAACGCACACACCACCGCACCAACACCATGACACCTAACGAATTTCAGGCCACGCTGCTCTGCATGGAGCGCTTCGGCGGATCCTTTGTCAAAAGCCTGGCCGCTGCTCTCCGCTGTGCTGATCCCAGCAATCGGCAACGGATCTGGGATGCATTCCCTCACCTGCTCGTCGAGTTCGGACCTGCCGGCCGATTCCAGCAACCGCGAGAGGTAATGCCTCTCTAAACATAAACACATAGCCCACACACACCACAAACACCATGGACTACGCCATCAGCATCAAACTCACCGAGCATCAGTATTATCTGCTCAAAGAAATGGCTCGCCAACAGTATCGAACTATCGGTAACTGTTTCACCATGCTCGCAGCAGAAGGCTTGCATTATTACTTTGTTGATAACGAAAGCGTTTGCATCAAGAAGAAGCCCGAGCATTGCGAAACAAATCAACCTCAATATGAAAACTATTCTGAGCAACAGCTGATTGAGGAGTTTGCAAAGATTCCAATGCAGCAATAGTCGAATCAGCATCTAACCCAACATCACACCACACCATGGAAACAACAACCACCCGTACATTCTCCACCGTTGCAGAAGTCTTTCAGGCCTGTGAAGAAGCAGGAATGATGACGCGCACACAACACGGTGGTCTCGGTGAGATCTCTCACTGGGTTGACATTGCCCATAAAGACTACAGAGCTCCCATGACCTGCTTTTGGTCAGATGAAAATCTAATCAGGTGGGCTAACAACTACTTCAACACTGATTGGGATGCAATTGAAGACGAGAATGAAGATGAAGATGACGACTGTGAAATGCCAGTGTTCTATCCTTTCAACCGCTCTTACAAAATCTGATGTACACACTGCCTACCATCCATCTCAATGGCACCGGTGGTGATACCCTCTCCAGGGAATACACCGACGCCTGGCATGCACTCAAGTCTGCAAGGGAGGTATTGCTCTCCTCTACCTGCAACGCCCGCGATTTCTATCCCCAGGGTGATCATGCTTATCAAGATGCTCGCTTTGAAAGAAGCGAAGCTATTGCAAAGCTGGACGATGTGATCGACTACATCGAACACTGGGTTGCACACATTACTGAACATCGGTGACATCATGATCTCCAAACGACGGAAACTAACAGCTGCTCAACATCTTGCCCTCGCAACAATTGATGCGGCTGAGAATTTAGCGAAGCTCACACCAGCAATTCTTTCTCTTGGTGTTGTTGCTCTGGTCGCTGTGTTTATCCAGAAAGAAATCAACAAGAAGGTAGAGATTGATTGCCCTAAATCTATTTCTGTCATTGTTGAACACCCGACGGCTGTTGGGCCCTCCTTCCAATGCGTATCTCGCGCACAGCTGAAGGGTCCTGCGCCAGCTCTTAAGCCATGAAAACCACCCTCAACACGATCATCGCTGTTGCTTTGATGTTCCTTCTGTGCCTCTGATGATGCCTTCAACCTACATCAAGTCTCTCGTCTGCGTTGCTTTATCAACTGAAGATTGGAACACTCTCCATGCGATTGCTGAAGATTCTGGTGACAGTGTCGCCGATACAATTTCGGCAATGATTGAAATGGTGTTAGAACGATTGGAAGAAGAAACTGAATACATCAACAGCATCGGTGGTAAAGCTGAAGGGGATGAATCATCTCCTAAGCAGTACGACATCCCTTCACTATTTCTTTAGATTTCAACGCATGGTTTTACCCGAAAACGTTTTCTTCCTCAACGAACCTGCAGATTATCCAACTGAAGAACAAGCAGATGAATACGGAACAGTTCTGTATTTCTCTCCGCTCCATGGCTGGATGACAGAGAGTTACCTCTCGGCCAGCGAAATGCATTTTGATTTTCGTTGCACACACTGGACCTTCACACCAACCAAACCATCATGAGCTACTACTACGACATCGTTCTCATCGAAGATTTTGATGTTGATAGAGACGGCAATCTGGTCGTCACGGCCATCATCGAAAACATGGGCAAATGCACCGTCCCTCTGTCTTTTTATGATGCACCGGAGTTTGCACCAGCAAGATGTGAGACTGTAATTTATCCGGAAGCTTTACCCGATCACTTAGAATTTAAAGGTAAGACTACTTCAGAGTTGGAAGAATATGTGAACCGGTACCAATTATTGGTTAATGCAGAATGGAAGCCGATAATAAACGATTGTTCTGATTACGATGATGATAACTATTGCCCTGGTGGCAGTAGGATCTACTTCTGATCTGAAAGTGTAACAATGGATACAATCCCCTGGGATGTGATTGGATTGCTCGGTTTTTGTTTGGCTGCTGTTACGTATATCATCATTGCTCTTTTGATTTACGCCAGCAACGAGTAACTCCTAACGAACTCCTAATTTTCTCCTAATTAGGAGTTCACTTCATTCCGGTAGAACTGATAAATCATGCCAGCACAGAAGCAAAAGAACAACCACGGACCAAAATCAAAGTAAGGGTAAAACATAGTAGTCATTTGTACCTACCCGCATTTTGATTGAGGTATGATGACCACGCTGTGCTCCAAAGCACAACATCACTGAACACACACACACACACCACCACCATGACTCACCGCTCCACCAAAGAAGAACTCCTCGACAGAAATGAACAGGCTGCCAACCTCTTGGCGGAAGGATGGCCTGGCCACGCTGTCGTTGATCAACTCTCCAAACGCTTTGACGTGACACCACAACAAGCCCGCAGCTACGTTCGCGAAGGCCGTAAACTTCTGATTGAATCCATCGGAGTTGAGAACCGTGCCGCCCTCTTCGCCCAGGTCTTCACTGGTCTCCAGGTTGATCGTATGGAAGCGCGAGCAGATGGCAACAGAACTGCTGCTGTCAGTGCCAGTAAAGCAATGGTTCAAATGTTGAATCAGTTGCCTAAGATCGATCCGATGCGTGATTTCGAAAATGCTTTCATGGCAGCCGTAGCGCCACACCTGGACAATGGCAAAGGTTCGATCCCCAGGGAGAAGATTGATCTTAATCAACCGACAAACGAAATTCCGTTCTAACTTACACCTATTAGTGAAAACAACTAATGACTGACCAACAACACCCCATCACCCCGCCGGAGGAGCTGGTCGAAGATTGGCTATGCGAACCCGAGTACTCCATCAGAGGAGTCATTAAGAAGGCCGCCCAATGGGGCGCTGACCAAGAGTTACTAGCTTGTGGAAATTACCTTAAGCAGTGCGCTGCGTGGGAGGAAGAAGATGTGATTGAGTTCTATAACTACCGCCGCCCCAAGCCGTTGAGCTTGAAGGAGCAGGCGCTTGCTGTGCTGACGCAGTACATGACTGGTGAGACAATCCTCACCAACGACTCTGTTGACACCATCCGCCGCGCCCTGGAGGCTCTCAATGACTGATTACAAAGCAACGTCCGATCAATGGAATCAAGTTCAGAAATGCGCCGATGTAGTTGGCAGCTCTGATTGCTCTGCAATTCTTGAACTCCGCGCCAGGATTGAAACACTAGAGAATGCTGCTCACAAGCATATCGTTGAAACCAATTCCAACATCGTGGCTTTGGCAAGCCGAGTCGAGTCGCTGGAAGCTGCTGAACGTCAAGCCTCAAAGGTTTACGAAATCAGCAAACCGCTAAAACTCACAGCAATACAACAGGAACAGTTGAACGCATTGCTACGACCTGGCTCCAGGCCATCTCCTAATTCCTCCCAAATTAGGAGTTCGCTGGTGGAGCGGGTAAGAAAAGCCATCTTTAACAATGGCGATGACGATGATTACAACGACGAAGCCCGTGCTGCAATCCGCGAGGTGGCCTTGTGGCTTGACGAAAACACTGGTGGTGACGCCGCTTGGATGCTTAACCAGGAGGCCGAGCGATGACTGAAATCACCCGCTACAAACTCGACGCTGCATTTGCACAGTTGCGCACGTTTGACCACCTTGCCAAGCCCGATGACTTCATCGAAGTGTCCCTATGGCACAACGGCGAAGGCTTCGATGCTCACCTGAGCACCCACGCCGAACAAAGCATCAAGCTGTCGTGGGGAGAGTTCAAG